GCCGTGGATGAGCTTAAAATCGCTGGAGACATAAAGGCTTTTGCGGATCAATGGCATCCCAAAAAAATCCTGCACGATAAATACACCACACAGGCCATAAGCGACCGTTTACGGATGTCAGGTCAAGTTGTAGAGGATTGCAGCGGTTCGCAGTTCTATGCCGCTTGCAGCATCTTTAAAGAGGCCATAGACAATAAACGCGTGGTGCACGGCGGGCAAGAGTATTTGGATACCGCCATGAACAATGTGGCAGCTAAAAGTAACGATCAGGCTTGGCGCATGGTGCGAAAAAAATCAATGGGATCAATTACCGCGCCGATTGGCATGGCCATGCTGACAATGCACCTTACAAAGCCAGTTACCGAGGCCAAAGTTTACATTTAGACACGCCGAAAACATCCCTGTTTGGTGCTTGACAATTTGAGAAAATCGGCACATGGGATTACTGGAAACCTTTGGGCTGCGCAACAAATCTAAGGATATTGAGGCGCAATACGCACCTGCCATTATGAATAGTGGCTATGGTGCCGGGGTTTATTCATTTGGCGGCATTTATAACACTGGCACTGGCATGCCGTTTATGGATCGCAATATTGCGCTTCAAGTACCAACCGTTAGCCGCTGCCGTAACTTAATCGCGGGTGTAATCTCCAGCATCGATCTAGAGCTTTATAACAAAGCTACTGGTGCAGAATTAGAAAGCCCAGTTTGGTTAGAGCAGCCAGATATTCGCCAACCGCGCAGCGTTACTATTGCGTACACAGTCGATGCACTTTTATTTTACGGAGTTGCTTATTGGCGCGTAACATCTTTGTATGCAGACGATGGCCGCCCTTCAGGTTTTGAATTTGTGCCAAACACACGGGTTACAGTTACAACAAATCAATTAGGCACTGAGGTCGCGTATTACTCAGTTAATGGCGTGCAAGTGCCAATGTCCGGCATCGGATCACTTGTAACATTTCAATCGCTTTTGCCTGGTGTACTTGAAACTGGTGGCCGTACTATTCAAGCTGCTTTAGATATTCAAAAGGCAGCTGCTATCGCTGCAGCCACGCCGATGGCGACCACGGTATTGAAAAATAACGGAGCAGATTTGCCTGAAGCACAAGTGCAAGGCATTTTGGCAGCTTGGAAATCAGCGCGACAAAACCGCAGCACTGCTTATTTAACATCCACTTTGGAAGCGCAAAATATTGGCTTCTCACCTAAAGACATGACCTACAACGAAAGCAGCCAGTATTTATCTACTGAATTAAGCAGACTTATGAATGTACCGGCCTTCATGGTCAGTAGCGACATGAACAACAGCATGACATACCAAAATGTTTTGGATAGTCGTAAAGAGTTTGTCGCTTACTCACTGCAGCCATTTATTTCAGCAATTGAAAATCGTTTATCAATGGATGACATAACACGCCGCGGTAATATTGTGCGATTTGCAATCGATGAGTCTTTCTTACGCGCAGACACAATGGCGCGACTTGAAGCAATCGAAAAACTTTTGGCACTTGGTTTGATCGATGTAGAGCAGGCACAATCAATGGAACAACTATCACCGATGGGAGAAACCGTTAATGAAATTAACATTTAGCGGATCAATCGAAGCTGTAGATGGATCAGAGCGCCGGATTATTTCTGGCAAGATCGCACCATACGGCGAAGTGGGCTATACAAGCGCAGGCAAGGTTGTGTTTGCTCCAGGCAGTATCACAGCTGCAAACCCAGCCAAAATAAAACTTTTAATGTCTCACGATAATACGAAGCCCATCGGGCGCATGCAATCCATGACATCCGACGAAACGGGTGTTTACGCTAGCTTTAAAATCTCGGCTAGTTCAAAGGGCAACGATGCAATTTTGCTCGCCCAGGAGCAACTAATGGATGGCCTATCCGTCGGTGTTGAAGTTACAGCATCGAAGCCTGAAAAAGATTATCTCCTGGTCACTGCGGCTGTACTCCGGGAAACCAGTTTGGTTGAAACCCCGGCCTTCCAGTCGGCCGCAGTGCAAAAAATTGCCGCGCAGGCGGATGAAGTTGAAGCAGAAAAATCTGTATCAACCAAAACCAGCACGACAACAAGCACCACAGTAAGTACAACAATCGAAACCGAAACCGAAAGCGAGGATGTCATGACGACAGCCCCAGAACCACAAGATGCTCCAAATGAGGAAGCGGCTGCACCGTCAGTAGAAGCAGCTCGCCCAATCATCCGCCCATCTGTGCTTGATAGCCAGCGTGTTCGCACACCGATCACATCTATGGCTTCATACACAGAACACAAGATCAAAGCCGCACTAGGTAACGATGACTCAAAGTTATATGTAACCGCCGCGGATGACAGCTTTACAACGAACCCTGCGTTCAATCCCACCCAGTATCTAACCGATTTTGTATCAAACACAAACTTTGATACACCAACAATTAACGCGCTATCTCAGGGAGTCTTGCCATCAAGCGGTATGACAATCTCAGTGCCGTCACTTGTCACCTCTGCGGGCGGTCAGTCAGGTGTTGCACCAGTTGTAACAGTTGAAGCCGAAGCAGGCGCAGTTGCAAACACCGGAATGGTCACACAGTACCTTTCAGGCACCGTTAAGAAATATAGCGGTATGAATACACTGAGTGTTGAATTGCTTGAGCGGTCAGATCCAAATTTCTATGCCGAGCTCACACAGCAGTTGCAGCGCGCCTATTCTCTTGCAACCGATGCTGCAGTAATTGCAGACATCGTGGCAGGCGGCGTACAAGGTACAGCGGTAGCAGCTACATCTGCGGGCATCATTTCTTATGTCTCAACAGAGTCAGCAAATGTTTACAAGAACACAAGCTACTTTGCTCGTAACTACATAGCTGGGCCGAGCCAGTGGAGTTTATTGATGGGCGCGACCGATAGCACCGGGCGACCAATTTATAACGCTGCTCAGCCAATGAACGCAGGCGGTCTATCAACACCTACATCGATCCGCGGAAATGTGCTCGGTCTTGATCTCTATGTAGATCACCAGATGGTTGCTACAACTATCGATGACTCAGCCTTTATCGTGGCTCCTGAAGCGATGACCGTTTACCGCTCACCACAGGCTTACATGTCTGTAAATGTGGTATCTAACCTTCAGATCCAGGTGGCCATTTATGGCTTTATGGCAACGATTGTCAAGATGCCAAACGGACTTGTTCGCTACAACTTGACATGATCTAAACCCCTATAGATGTCGGTGGGGTCTAAGCCCTTGACCCCACCGACCCAATAACAAACGAAGGAGTAAAAAATGGCCGCCACCTATGTCACCGAGCAAGAGCTACGGGATAATTTGGGCATCCAAGATTTATACTCCGATGCGGTAGTTGAGGAAGTCTGCCAGGCTGCTCAAGACCAAATAAATTCATTTCTTTGGTTTGACAGCGCGCCTGTCGTGGGAACGGCTTTAGTAAACAATGTCGCGACAGTCATGCTAGCCAACCCCGGCATTTTTACAGTTGGGGAAACAGTAACTTTTGCCGGGGCTGGTTCGACTTTTAACGGGGCTTACACAATCACTGCCACCGTGCCTTTTAGCACTGGCACTGCAAATATTTTGCCAGCATTTAACATGCAACTTAATTATTATCAAAACCCACAGGGTTACAGCTTTGTGCAATTTGCTAAGACTGCAGCCGATCAAAATTTCCGTCGTGTTTTGCCTTATGGCACAGCTACAGGTGTGGACACAAAGACAGCGGTTTATTCATCAATCGCTAGCGTGCGAGAAGCAGCCATGATTTTGGCCGTGGATATTTGGCAGTCACGCCAAATTGCAGGCACCCAGGGCGTGAGTGCCGATATGGGATTTTCACCTTTCCGTATGGGTAACAGCATGATCGGCAAAATCCGTGGCCTCTTGGCTCCGTACATGTCGCCTAATTCGATGGTTGGCTAACCATGTCAGTAGCCCTAACCGCCCTTAGATCAACAATCGCAGCAGCTTTAGAAAACTCTGGAGTCTGGCAAACCTTCAGTTACCCGCCTGCGACTATTCTGGCTAATTCTGTAATTGTGGCTGCGGCCGATCCTTATGTTGTACCTGCAAACGGTCACTTTAATCAGGCAGCTATTCGACCACAGGCTAACTTTAAAATTATTATTACAATCCCTGCGCTTGATAACCAGGGTTCATTTCAAGGCATCGAGGAAACCATGATCGCGGTTTTCAATAAATTGGCCAACTCAGCGATCTCATTTAGCGTTACCTCTATCTCGGCCCCATCGATTATGAGCCTAGCTAGTGGTGATTTATTAACATCCGAGTTACAAATAACCGTACTAACCACATGGAGCTAACTATGGCAGATCAACAAATAACCCCGGCAGATATTGAGGTTTTAAAAAAACTTGGTCTGCCAATCCCAGCCGAAACAAAAACAAAGAAAGATGAGGAGTAATCCGTGGCAATTTATTTAGATAACAATGTTGGCCTGAAAATTGCCACCGTTGATTTAAGCGAATATGTAACCAGCATCACGCTTACACAAACTTTTGACGAAGTCGAGACCACAACAATGGGGGCGGGCTCACATGTTTTTTCAAAGGGTTTGGAGTCCAGCACACTACAGGTGGATTTCTTGAACGACTGGGCCGCATCAAAGGTGCAGGCAACCTTGCAAGCTGCTTACGGTACATCCGTTACAGCTGTGGTTATTCCAGTTAAAGGCACTGCAGTTGGTGCGACTAATCCGCTTTACACAGTATCTATTTTGGTCAATAACTTGACTCCAGTAGGCACCGGTGGCCCAGAGGATTATGCTCGCTCCAGCATGACATTTACCTGCACATCAACAGTTGCATACGCAACAACAGGTACTTTCTAAGGAGCAATAAATGGCACGACTAAAGATCGTAAGGGCTACTGGAGAAACAATCGTGAACATTACTCCAGTGGTTGAAGTCGCGTTTGAAAAATATGCAGGTCAAGGCCTGTATAAGCAGTTGCGCGAATTTGAGCAAAACAGTGATCTCTACTGGCTTGCTCATAACGCGTTAATGCGCACCGAAGTAATTCCGCCATTTGGAGACGATTTTCTTAATTCGCTTATCTCGGTTGAGGTAATCGGAGACGAAAACCCAAAAGGATAGATCGGGGCAGTTTTACATACTTAGTGGCATCTCTTGCCATCGAGTTAAAAATTAGCCCCGATCAAGTCCTTGCTATGGATGAGAATATGTTTAAAGCTGTAATCCAAGTGTTAGGCGATCGAGCAAGGGAGCGTGAAAATGCCCGTAAACATAACAGGCGTCGCAGGCACCCTTAAAGCCATGCGCGAATTCGATCCTAACCTTTATAAGCAGATGAATAAGCAAATTAAAGGGGCGATGATCCCTATCCGTGACAAAGCCAGGGGTTTTGCTCCAGCCAACGACAAAATGCTTAGCAACTGGACTAAAGCAGGCAGCTCAGAGGACACGATTAAATATCGTGCTTTTCCCAAATACGACCAGGGTGAAACACAGAAAAACATCGTTTATAAAGCGGGTGCCAATAAGCGTAACCGCAACGGTTTTTCCGTAGTTCATTTTGTGGCTAACAATTCTGCAGGCGGTGCGATCTACGAAACCGCTGGCCGTGTATCAGGATTGGATGGCCGTAGAACCGAGCACATAGTTGCTAGTCGCCATCGCTTTAACAAAAAGTACAAGACAGTTGGCGGCACACGCCGAGATAACAACAGCCTAAATCCAAATGCCGGGGCGCAGCTCATGGCACCAATGGGGCCGCTGGTTGGCGATCGTGGTGGCGTAGATC